TTGCTTGATTTTTTATAGAGTTAGCCATCATAGAAACAATAATAATATTGTCTTTAGTATAGCCTTGTGTATTGTCAATTCTATCTATTGATGGAGAGTTATACCATGTCTCTCTACCTACTTGAAATTTAATATGTAATATGGGGCATAACAAAGGCATGTCAATATCTTCAAAACATAAATCAAAATAAATATTTTTTTTCTTTGCTCTTGTTCTTGTTGTTCGTATTAACGTTAAAATATATGCTCTACCATTAGGCATTATTTCTTTTTGTAAATATCTTTGTCTTCGTTTACTAGCTTTATCATTAGTGGGTTTCACTCCAGTTTTCTCCTACTTTATATTCACCATCTAAAGGGCATCTTAAATTAAAAATAGAACTAACTTCTCTGATAGCTGAAACTCCAGAACTTCCTATTGTTTCTACATAATCTTCAGCAACTTCTAACTGCCATTCATCGTGTATGTTAGCTACAAAATAAGCAGGGTAGTTATTATTTTTAATCTTGTTGTTCAGCAATACTAAACCTTGTTTCATTACTATAGCTCCTGCGCTTTGAAGTAAGGTATTCAAAGAAGCATGTTCATGTCTTATTTTAACTTTTCTACCGTCTAATCCTTTAAGGTATCCTTTTGACGCCGCTCTTTCAGCTCTACCTTTAAGAGTTGCAAGTGATGGGAGATTAGATAGAAAACGTTTTCGTAATTCTTTACCATCTCTTCTACTTCCTTTAACCACTTCTCCAAGCTTACCATCTCCTGCTCCGTATAAAAACGCATAGATGAAAGTCTTTGCCTGATTTCTTGATTCAAGTCCTGCAAGTTTTTGATTTGCTGTGTGTATATCTCCTGTGAGTATTTCATTAGTATATTCCTCATCATTCATATAATGTGCAAGCATTCTTAATTCTAACCCAGAAGCATCAATACCAACAAGCTTATAATTATTAGGTACAATCCAACAACTCCTGCAATCTTTTCCGTATGGGCTATAGCTTGCTGGAATCTGAGCCATGTTAGGTTTAAAGTGTGACATTCTTCCAGTAACTGCACCGTTAGAAACAACGTACCCATGTACTCTATTGTCTTCTTTTAGATTATCAAACCAAGAGTTTACTTGAGCAATTCTTTTTTGCAACATTAAAAATGTACCAATTAAGTTTGCTTCTGGAATATCTTTAACAGTTTTTAAAGTTCTTTCATCTACTTTAGGCTGACCATTAGGAGTAAACTCTTTAGGCTTCCAACCAAAATCCTGTAAGTATTCTCCTATTTGTTTTCTAGAATTAAGATTAAACTCTTCTAATTTTTTCCTATCAAACGGAAACAGCATAGTCTCTTTAGACTTTTTTAAAATACTTTCGTACTCTTCAGTAGTTAACCCAGATTTAGAAAGCTCACCATTTTGTTTCATTCTAGGAACAACGGTCTTTATAGTTATCAATTTAGGTTTAAATACTGTTTTAACTGTGTCTTCAATAGTTGTTTTTCTTTCATTTAACTCAGCCAACAATACAGTTGCTTTAGGAACATCAAACAAAAATCCATGCTTCTCTTGATCCTTCAACACTAAAGATACTTCATGCTCTAGATTAATAGACTTCTGATCAAAATCAGATAACTCTTTAATAAGTTCTTCAAATACTAAAGCATTTAACTCTACATCATTTACACAATACTTTAACATGTCAAGACTGTACTCTGTAAATCCTGTTTCCTGCATGTCTCCTTTTAAAAAATCTAAAGTAAACCCCCACTGCCTTAAGCTATGACCTCCTCTTTCTGGATTAGCTAAACGTGATAAAACTAATGTGTCAATTATCTTTTTATTTTTAAAATTTATATCAGTCAATCTTTCTAGTACAGGAATATCAAAGCCTAATATATTATGACCTACTAGTAACGTTGCTTTTTCAAGCAGCTTTAAACCTTCTTTAATAGATGAAGGATCAAACTTAAAAATTTCTTTAGTGTCTAAATCTTTAGCTACAATACACCATATTTTTGTAGCTTGTAACCCATCAGTTTCTATATCAAAAACTAGTTTCATATCGTCACCCATACATAAAAAAATAATAAGAACACAACAGCAGATGTTTTAATATAAGTTCTTTCGTTCTCATTTAACTCACCTGCTGTCATGTCTGTCCAAACTTCTTTAATCAAAGAGGTCAATCTGGCTAAGATGTTTCTGCCTTTGTCCCGCAATAAACGCATGTGATTCTCCTTTAGGTAGTATGTATTTCAAAACAGTTTCAAAGCATTCAACCCTCCACTCATCGTTATAAAAATCTTCTTTATGGTCAGCGTTTTCAGGATCATACCCACTGAATGTTTCAAGTAATCCCACATAGGATTCTTTAACAAACTCTATACCGATTGCATCTACTGTGTCCCAGTCTATATCAAATTTCATTTTCTTCTCTTGCTTTATAAATTTCTTCCCATGTAAAAAACTTCCCAGTCTTATCGTTGTAAACACCTTCTAAGTCTGTTGTTCTTTCAGCGGTATCAATTAAACAATCAATAATATCTATGTCAACTTTCATTTTGCATCCTCTTTAATCTTCACTAGGAACGGCATGATTAAATCTACAGCTTCATCCAAAGCACATTTGTATCCAAATATATAGTCATCAGGATAACCACTTAAATCTTGTTCTTTAAGCGTCATTAACTCCCATATTAATTCTTTCTTATTCATCCGTTCACCATCTCATCTTTTATAATTAACTCCACAGTTACGTCACCGTCAGGGTAAAACGCATACGCTGCAAGAAGACAGTCTCTTAGGCTTAGTATTTCTCTGAGCTGTTCTTCTGGGTCGTCATAGTCCTTAACGGTAGTAAAACAAGCAAGCATAGTCTTTCTATTTGAAAGTTTCTGGATGCCATCAATACAAACAATGCCCCTTGTATAAGCCTGAAGAATATAGTCTGCGTCTAGGTCAATCTTTACTTCGGTTCCTTCAGCAGGTACATGAGTACCAAGCTCTAGTCCATGCCTAGCAAGAACACCTTCTATTTCCGTCAACTGTTTTTTACCTATGTTGCGAGTTTTTAAAACCTGTTTTTCTGTTAACTTAACAAGCTCACTAACTAAAGTAATTTTCTCAGCGTGAAGACAATTTGTAGAACGTACCGACAGCCCTAGCTCCTCTATCTTTTTATATAACATATCGTTCATGATAGCTCCTCAACTTCTTCATTATATAAATCAATCGTATCTTCAATAGCTTTATAAACTAACTGTATAAACCTTTCGCTTTCAAAAATATCATCTAACTTTTTTTCAATTAAGATTTCTAAACTTGTTTGTAGTCCTTTGTCTATACTTGGCAGAGGTTCTACTGTTTTAAAAACTAAGTCGCTCATGGTAGTTCCTCTATCTTGGCTTGTACATAAGAATTAAATTCTTCTTCAGTAATTATATTAGCTTCTAAAGCTTTCTCAAATATCTGTAAAGCTTTATCGTATACGCTTTCTTCTAATGCTTCTCTATAATGACAGCTCATTTTATACTCCAATTAAAAAGGGATATCTGAAAATTCTAAAGTATCTTTATCTGTTAAAGGAACTTCGTTTAATCTGCCTGTTTCTTCATCATACAAAAGCTGAGCAGCTAGACCTACGTTACCTGTATAGCGAGACTTTAGAACTCTTACTCTTGTAGTCTTAGACTCTACTACATCATTAGATTGTTGGTTTCTTTCTAATGCAATAATAGAATCAGCTACATGAGCAATACCTGCTGACCCTCTAATGTGGTGCATCTTAACTTCAGCACCGTTTTCATGTCCTTCAGTAGATCCTCTGTTCAAGTGAGATACACATATCATACCTGCGTTAGTCTCTGCTGCTAAACTTCTTAGGTTTGTCATTAGATTATCAATCGTTCTTCTTTCATCAAGAGTATCAGAACCTGAAACAAACATGTGCAAGTGATCCACTATAATCCATTTGCAATCGCAACCTATAATCATAAACCTTAGCTTAGATAAAGTTTCTTCAATGCTGTTAACACCAAAGTGAGCATGTATAAATATTTTATCTTCTGACAATACTTGATTATATAAAATACTTAGTTGTTCTTCATCGTAC